AGAAGTAGAAAAGCTTTGGAACTTCCCAAGCGGAGCTAAAGTAGAGTTTGGATTCTTGGAGCGTGACGCAGATGTATATCGCTATCAAGGTCAAGCATACAGTTGGATAGGCTTTGATGAGATTACGCACCTACCCACAGAGTTTGCTTGGAACTATTTAGGTTCACGACTACGTACTACAGACCCTGAGATTGAGCCGTACATGCGTTGTACAGCAAACCCCGGTGGTGCAGGAGCTAACTGGGTTAAGAAGCGTTACATTGACCCTGCAGTCCCTAGAGACAGCTTTAGAGGTGCTGACGGGCTAACAAGAAAGTTTATACCTGCTAGGTTACAGGATAACCCATATTTAGCACAAGACGGTAGATACGAACAAATGCTAGAGGCACTGCCGCCTGTACAGCGTCAACAATTACTTGACGGTAACTGGGACGTAGCGGAAGGTGCAGCATTTGTAGAGTTTAATCCGTTTGACCATGTAGTTACACCTTTTGAGATTCCATTAGGTTGGGAACGAATTAAGGGCATTGACTACGGTTATGCATCAGAAAGTGCATGTGTATGGGGAGCAGTTGACCCTAGTGACGGTACATTGATTATATACAGAGAATTGTATCAAAAAGGTTTATTGGGCACAGACCTTGCCGGAATGTTGACCGAGATGGAATACGAAGACCCCTTCTCAGTCCCCGGAGTGCTCGATACAGCGTGTTGGAACAGGACTGGTACTACAGGTCCAACTGTTGGCGAAACGCTTCTAAGAGCAGGACATAAGCTCAGAAGAGCAGACAAGAATAGAATACAAGGTAAAATACAGATTCACGAATACTTGAAGCTTCAACAAAGCGGTAGACCACGATTACAGATTTTTAATACATGTCCTAACCTGATACGTGAGCTTCAAAGTATTCCTGTAGACAAGAGCAAACCAGAAGACGTTGATACACACGCATCTGACCACGCATACGATGCACTACGTTACTTGATAATGTCAAGACCAAGAATCAACGATACAATACAACAACTAAGACAGTTCAGAAGAGAAGCATCATTTAGTCCTTCTGACTCAACTTTCGGATACTAATACATGAACGAAGAAGAATTAATGGACACAGCTAACGAAATATACTTCGAGCCTGAAGAAACAGCAGGCGGCATGGAGCTAGACCTTGCGGAAGATGTTCGTAATCGTTTTGTGGGTTTAATACAAGATAGATTTGCTGAAGCTCAAGATGCACGAGAATTTGATGAGCAGCGTTGGTTAAAAGCTTATCACAACTATCGAGGAATCTACAACAAAAATGTAAAATTCCGAGAGTCAGAAAAATCTAAAGTATTTGTAAAAGTAACTAAGACTAAAGTATTAGCAGCGTTTGGTCAGCTTGTAGACGTTATCTTTGGTACTGGTGAGTTTCCTATTGGTGTACGTGAAACTAAACTTCCTGAAGGCATTGCAATGTATAGTCACATGGAAGCAGGTCAAACAGGTATAGAAACTAGTGCGCCTTCTGCATACGAAGAAGAAGAAGATGTAGACGCACCTACGCTTGATGACGTAGGATTTGAAGGCGATGGTCGTGTTAAACCTGCAGGCTCAACGCTAACAGGCGTAGAAGACAATCTTACTGCAGCTATAGATGAAGCAGGACTAGAGTTTGTAGATGGTCCTTCTGCAGACCCACAAGCATTAGAGCGTTCTCCTGCGAAGCAGGCGGCACGAAATATGCAAACACTTATACACGACCAGATTGAAGAGTCTGGTGGCTCAAGTGAATTGCGTAATGCCCTACTAGAGTGTACGCTATTCGGTACAGGTATTGTTAAAGGTCCATTTAACTACAACAAAGTATTAGGACGTTGGACTAAACAAGCAGACGGCTCAAGAAACTACGACCCTGTTGAGGTTCGTGTACCACGCATTGAGTTTGTAAGTATTTGGGATTTTTTCCCTGACCCTTCATCTACATCTATTGATGACTGTGAATATGTAGTACATCGTCACAAAATGAACAAATCACAACTCCGGTCACTTACTCGTATGCCTTTCTTTAATAAAGATGCAATACGTGAATGTATCCAAATGGGTGCTGATTACGTTGAAAAAGATTATGAAAACGAGCTAAGCGATGACCAAAACTTAGATGATTACTCAACTGGTCAGTTTGAAGTATTAGAATATTGGGGCATCATGGATGCTGAATATGCAAGAGAAGTAGGAATGGAATTACCAGATGAGGTTGATGATTTAGATGAAGTTCAAGTTAATGCTTGGGTTAGCAACGGCAAGCTTCTTCGTGGGGTGGTCAATCCTTTTACTCCTTACAGACTTCCATACAACGCCTTTCCATACGAACGCAACCCTTACAGCTTCTTTGGTATTGGGGTTGCGGAAAATATGGACGACTCTCAGCAAATAATGAACGGTCATGCACGTATGGCTATTGATAACCTTGCACTAGCAGGCTCGTTAGTATTTGACGTAGATGAGTCAGCTCTTGTAGGCGGACAGTCTATGGACATATATCCCGGAAAAGTATTCCGCAGACAAGCAGGAATGCCCGGACAGGCTATACACGGTGTTAAGTTCCCGAACACATCTAACGAAAACATGATGATGTTTGACAAGTTCCGACAGCTAGCAGACGAACAAACAGGTATTCCTAGTTACTCGCACGGTCAGACAGGTGTACAAAGTATGACACGTACCGCTTCTGGTATGTCTATGCTACTAGGTGCTGCGTCACTTAACATTAAAACAGTAATTAAAAACATTGATGACTTCTTGTTAAAGCCTTTAGGTCAAGCATACTATCAATGGAACATGCAATTCTTCGAAGGTAAGTTAGATGTACACGGAGATTTAGAAGTACATGCAATGGGCACAAATAGCTTAATGCAAAAAGAAGTACGCAGTCAGCGTCTAACAATGTTTTTGCAGACTGCACAAAACCCTGCGATTGCACCGTTTGTTAAAATCTCTAAGATTGTTAGCGAGTTGGCTTACAGCCTTGACCTTGACCCTAATGAGATTCTTAATGACCCAGAAGAAGCTGCAATCATGGCACAGATAATAGGAGCACAAAATGTTGGACAAGGAAATGGCGAGACGCTTGGGTCCGTTGGTGAACAACCCGGAGCTATGGGAAGCCCTGAAGGAGCACCTCCAATGCCTCCGGAACTTGGAGCTACAGGCACTGGCGGTGGCAACATCGGAACTGGAATTGTACCGCAGGCAGGGGAAAGCGAGTTCACTGGCTAATTTAATGAATTTAAAAGAACAGGCTATTGAAGCCAAAAAACGTAAAGAGGATTAATCATGCATTGTGATGACAAAGGCAAAAAAAGAATGAAGAAAGCAGTAGGCTCAGTAGCTCAAAAAGCAGCAGAAGGAGCTGATTCTCTTTTAGCTGAAGCTCGTCAAGATGTAGCTGACGTTAAAAAACCAGAACCTGCCGTAGATAAAAGCACTAAAAATATGGCAGAAGCAGTAGCTAAAGTAAAAGATACAGCACCTAAAGAAGATTCTGGGATTTTAGGCGAAGTAACTCAACTTGTAAACTCTTTACAGTTTTCTGGTGGAAACAAAAAAATGGACAAGCAGTTTATTCTAGAGTCTATAAAAGAATCTCCAGACAAAAACTTACTTAAATCTAAAGAAGCTGTCGGAGAGTTTATTATTGATTTACACCAAACTCAAATGGAAGCAGAAAAGAAACCTCTTTTAAATGAAGACGATTTTATGAAAGTTCTTTCTTTTGCTGAGCCAGAAACTTTTGGACCTGAAGACGGAATGCGTGAAGGAAAAGCTTTTGGTGGTAATGTATTACAGCAACTAGGTAAAATAGGTTCAAAGTTTTTTTCTAAAATATCAGAAGGTGAAGAACAAGGCTTAGGTATACTGCAAAAAATTAAAGCAGCACATCAAAATAAAGAAGCAACTATTAGCAACTTAGAAGGTGCTGACCCTATTGAACCTTCTAACAATCTGCCATCTATTGGATACGCAGAAGGTGGCGATGTTGAAGGATACGCAGAAGGCGGTGAGTCAGACATGCCTGAAGATACGTACCCTAACATTCCAGAAGATGAAATGGCTATAGTAATAGCTAGTCAACTTCCTGATGATGCAATGGAAGAAGAATATACAGAATATGTACTAGGTGAATCTTTAAGTGATGACGAACAAGATTACTTGCTAGAAAGACTAGCTGAAGATGACAGACTAGGCGGTATCTTCGATAAAATTATGGATACTGCAGGAGAATTTGCCGGAGACGGGGCTGTAGAAGGTCCGGGAGACGGCACATCGGATTCGATACCTGCAAGGTTATCGGATGGTGAATTTGTTTTCACCAAAAAAGCGGTTGACCAAATAGGCGCTGACAAACTCCAAGAAATGATGGATGATGCTGAGCGTGACTATGACGAAGACCGTGACATGAAATACGGTGGCGGCATGATGGATAGCTTACTGGATGGAGAAGACTATGATGAAGAAGTCCATAACCAAATGCTATCAGCAAATGCAATGCCAAGCGTAAGGAGATAAGGCTACTTCGAAAGAACCCCTTATCATAAGTTTAACCTAGAGGCGACCTTGTAGTAACAAGCCCCGAATTGTCTAGCTAACAATGAGGCTACCTTGTAAAGACTCAAGCCCCAAAAGGAGAGTGACATGACTGAAGTACAAAAAACTAAAACAGTAGAAGAAGAAGTAGCAAATCCATACAACATGAACAAAGATTATGACATCGAAGATGACAAAACTTTTGAAAGTGCTGATGGAGTTTACTACGACAAACCAAAGAAGAAGGCTACTCGTAAATCGACCCCTTCGGATGATAGTTATAAAAAACGATACGATGATTTAAAAAAACATTACGACACTAAGATTAATGAGTTTAAGCAAAAAGAGAAAGAGCTTCAAGCACAATCTCGTATGCAGCAGCGTGTAGAACAAACGGTGAGGCATCAAGATAAACAAGAGGCAGCAACTCAACCTGCTAAACGAACCCCAGTAACTAAAAGACCTACGCCAACTCTAGCACAACGTGAAGCTAAAGTAGCCCGTAAAGAAGCAGAAATGTCTTTACAAAAAGCTCACCCAGACTTTGCACAGATTAGAGAAAGCACGGAGTTTCATACTTGGGCTAAATCCCAACCTCAAGCAATTCAAGATTGGGTTTATAAAAATCCTAATGATGTAAGTTTAGCAATCAAAGCTATTGATATTTATAAGTCAGAAACTGGCAATACTTCTTCACGTACAACGGGAGGGTCGCAATCTCGACCATCTGGTTCTGCAGCTGATATGGTTTCAACCAAAACAAAAACTGTAGATGCAGGCGAACCAAAAGTATGGTCGCAACGGGAAATCGCTGCACTGTCAATGGACCAATATGACAAGTACGAAGAAGAAATCGACTTGGCAATGTCTGAAGGCAGAGTAGTCGGTTAACATAAATGTCTTTATAAAAAGGAAACATAACAATGGCTAATAACGTACCAGACCAATATTTTCGACAAGCCGGTGTAGGCGACCCTGCAGTATCGCCAAGTAACTTTGGCAACGGCACTAACTTCATGCCTGCGATTTACTCGAAGAAAGTTCTTAACTTCTTCCGTAAAGCGTCAGTTGCTGAAGCAATTACAAACACTGATTACGCAGGTGAGATTTCTGCATACGGTGATTCAGTAAAAATCATCAAAGAACCAACCATTACTGTCCATCAGTATGAGCGTGGTGCAGATGTTACTGAAACTAAACTAACTGACGCTGAAATAAGTCTAGTAGTTGACACAGCAAACGCATTTAAGTTTATTGTAGATGACATCGAAACTCAAATGTCTCACGTAAACTTCAAAGAAGTTGCAGCTTCATCAGCAGCTTATGCTCTACGTGATGCGTTTGACGCAGGTGTAATTGCTAAAATGTTTGCAGGTGTAACTACAGCTACCCCAGACCACACTCTAGGCGCTGACACTACAACTTCTTTAGCCGCAGGCATTTATGATGGCGCTAGCGCTGTTGGATTGCATGTAGACGGTACTGACCCACTAGACCTATTGGCAAAAATGGCTCGTCTTCTTGATGAGCAAAATGTGCCAGAAGAAGGTCGTTGGGTTGTAGCTCCACCTAGCTTCTATGAGAAATTGTCGGAGTCAGGTTCTAAGCTACTATCTGTAGACTTTAACGCAGGTCAAGGCTCTATCCGCAACGGTCTAGTAACTTCTGGTAAGTTGCGTGGCTTTAGCATGTATAAGTCT